TCTTCCATTATCTCTTTAAGAGCTGCACATCCTTGTGCTTTGACCTTCTTGGTCATCCTTACTCCTACTCCATCTGCCTTAACAGCACTGGTTAGGAACATATTTTCGTATTCTAATTCGTAATATAACTCTCTACAAACCATTGTACCTTGATTATTATTCTCTACGATAATAAGTGCATCATTATATAGTTTACCATATTTTGCACATATATCTGGTAATAACATAGGAGATATTAAATTATCTCTAAATGTTGCAACCTGTTCAAACATATTACCATCATGTATATCAAATATAGTAAATGTAGAGTAATCCATACCCTTACCTTCTGCTGTATCTACACACATTATATACTCATGGTGTGGTTTAGGTTTCTTATATATCCTTGCATTACCATATAATTCTTCTGGATTCTCTGATACTAATCCCAAAATTACATTTGATGGGATGAGAGTTCTACCAGTTCCTAAGAAAGAATTACCAAATTCTTGTTCAAACTGCAACTCTGATGTATTTGCAATAGTGGTTTCTTTCCATTTATCATCTCTGCCAGGCACATCATGCCAGTTAACTTGGTAGTTTGCAAACTCATTTGACCCTGTAACCGAAGCTTCCCAGATACGATGGAACATATTACCTACTCCATTTGCAGTAGATGTAATAATAACCTTCGAATTCTTACCAGAGGTAATTACTGGGTATGTACCAGTATAGAATGGTTCTGCATTCTCTACAAAAGCAAATTCGTCAAGATATAAAAGATTAACAGATAGACCACGAATCGAAGATGTGGTAGTCGCCGATGCAATAATTCTAGAATTGTTTTCAAAATCTATGCTTCCTTTGTTAAGTGATTTCGTTCCAGGCTGTAAAAAGAATGGTACATTCTCCAACATAGTTGTTATACGAGATAACATCTCTCTTGCTGTTGCACCTTTGTTTGCCAATATGGCAACTGTTTGTTCTGGATGGAACAAGATGTACCAAAGAAGGTAGGCACATACAGTAATTGACTTTCCACTCTGCCTACAGGCAAGGACAATATTAAACCTGTTATCAGTAAACTGGTCAATAAGATTTTCTTGATATTCATATAATTTAAAAGGAACTAATCCTTCATCCAATGAAATTATTCTGATGTATTTAGTAATGAAGTATGCTGGGTCACGAGTACATTGTAGATATTCTTGTACCTTCTCGTCATCCCATTCTTCTGTAACACCACTTCTTTTTACTTGGGCATTACCTAGATATCCTTCATTCTTTGGTTTCGGCATTCTTATTCTTCAATAGTTTCTGCAATTCAGCAGTTGAACCTATAAACAAGTTTTGATTTGTTGTTTGATTTTTAGGTTTTTCATCTTGTAAGTCATCCATCATCTTCTGGATTTGTAGTAGTTTCTCTGATGTCTCTGATACTGTCTTAATTAACTGTCCTGCGACCTCATAGGTTCTCGGATGTTCACTTTCTTTAGCAAGGTCTAGGATTCCCTCTATTGCGTCTTGTCCCCTCTCTACGAGTCCATACAGCGTGTTTCTGGTGTATTTGTAGTCTATCTGTTGTTCTTTATCTCTTTCTGAGAAACGACCAACCGCATCTCTAGGGACTAGAACCTTATTAGTTTCTTTGACTACTTCTTCTGCTTCGTGGTTGATATCTAGAAGTTCATCTAGTTTCTCATCTATAGATTGTTTCATAATTAAATATTTGACTTATCGGTATTATAGTCAGTGTCATTTCCATCAAAAAAGTTTATTGTTTCAGTTATATTTAGTGGTGTAGTTTCTGGACTTACATTAGTTGGATTAGGCACCATCTTAACTTCACTAGACCTTCCAGCAGTTGTGTCTACTTGACCATCATCTGATATATAAGTTCTTGCACGAACATCTCTAATAATTTCAGAGGATGATATAGAACCATACAAATATGTTTTCATTTCAAAGTTTAGATTCCATGTAATAACCCTACGAGACTGAAAGTCACCTTCATACTCATCTGTATAAGATACATCTTGAAGTACAATAGGTACATCTCTTTTTTCAGATGTGCCTGGCACTGTAGTCATTGTGACTGTAAAGTCTGGTGTAAAGAATGGTAGTATTTGTTCTACAACCTGTAATGCATCCTCAGTGTTCTTTGATAAAACATATAAACCAAAGTTTATATTATATGGAACTGGTGCAAATTGTGTTCTTAATACTGTATTATCAGTTGAATCGTGTAGTTTGTATTGTTTTAGTTTACCTAATTTTCTTTCTGCATCGTATGTAAGACCTGTAATATCAAATGCAATTCTAGGTAAAGTCATTGCAACCCTTGAACTTTCATTGTCCATGATATCACCTGCTTGGTCTAATCTTGCAAGGAACTTCTGTTTTGGGCCATAGGATAATGGAACTCTTACATTCTGAGTTGTTGCACCCCCTGCCCCTTCTCTTTGAATATCAATCTCATTGAACATAGTACCAAAAACTGATACTGCCCTTTTGATTGCTTCATGATAGAAATGTGTTTTACCTAACACTCTTTATTCCCTCTACATAGTTTTCTGCAGCGTTCTCTGCATATGATTCACTATGTCCTTTATATATTTCGTCTGCTTTCCAGACATTATTTTCCCAAAACCTACATCCCCAGTTGTTGTATTCGTCAGTCCAGACTTCAGCTTTTCTATTATCTCTCTGGTATGTATGATATTGTTTTTCAAATGTTTTCATGCCTTCTTCCATGATGTAATATTTATTTTTCGTTCTGATTCTTATAAAGTCTTCCATTTATCCTCATAATATTTATAGTGTTCCAAATGGATTACTTTCTGTAAAGTCTACTATGTTATCACCAGCAGTTTCAAATTCTTTGTTATCTGCAAGTGGGTCATTAGGCATTGCATACATATCTGGTGCAACTGTTATTGCCCTATTTGCATTACTTGTTGCACCTACTATATTACCAGCATTTGCATTTGATGATAGTACAAACATCGTGTTCGTAGCAGGTGTTGCAGTATCACTGAATGTAATATTATTAACTTTAAGTATTTTAGCACTTGACCCAACTGATGAATAAGATACTACATTACCAGATACAGTTTTACCTGTATTAACTGTTTGTGTGACTACCTCACCAACTTGGAAGTCTCCAGAACCAGCACCAGCTGTAAGTTGTACTTGATATGAGAATTGGTCTTCAACATTATCAAGTTCTGAAATACCAACATCAATTGCTTCATGTGAGTATTCAAAGGTTTCACATTGTAGTTTGAATACATTAATTTTACCTAACTGGTAGAATGGGTTTTCGTGTTCTACGAATCTTATTTCAAATATTTGATTTCCAAGAGGGAAGTAAATTAAATCTCCTTCGTTGGGTCTTGTTGATGTTGCAAGATTAGAATCTAATGATATGAATCTATCCCAAGTTCTTCTGGATAAAACGAATGTTGCTTGGTCTCTAACCTCTACACCAAATTTAGAAAGTAAGTCTCCTTCTCCCTCAAACCCTTCGGTGTTTTCAATATACATTTCAACTGCATATGCATCACCAAACTTTGATGATGTATCTTCACCAAAGATTTCATCCTCATCCACGATTGTTCGTGGAAGGTAGTAACACTCATGTCCATAGAATCTAAGTGATTCTACAACCAAGTCTTCATGCAGATTTTGTTCTGATTGAACTGCATGGTTAAAATAAACATTAGTAGGCATTGATTATCCCATCATTATAGCAGATTCAGTTTGTAATAAATTACTTTGTTCCTCTAACTTTTCAATTTCTGTATTTGCATCCTCAAGGATTTGTCTACCCTGTAAGGTTACTCCGCCTGGCAACTGAACTCCTTCAAATTTAGATAAGTTCTGACCCCATTGTTTTTTAATCAATGCAGTGACATATTTCTTTAACCATACATCATTGTATACATCTGTAAATTGACTTGGGTCTATTTTTCTATAACAGTCAATAACAATCCATTCTCCAGATGTTACTGCATTTTCCCAGTCCATATCTAGGTACAATCTGTTCTGTGCTTTATTAAATCTAACTGGAACTTGACCAATTAGAATCTCATCCAACAATTGGATATGATTTTGCACCATTTCATATTGTATTATAGATGTAGAAGAGATGTCATATAGGTCATTTAACCTTAACTGATATCTTAAGTCAAACATATTAAGTCCAGACTTATCTACAAATGGGAATACTCTTAATACTGAATATACTGATTCTGGAAGAACAACATATCCTTGTCCTTCTTTAAAAGTCATAGAACTTGATATATGTGAACCAGTACCAGATTGAGACATACTTGCATTGGCTTTTTGATTTGCAAGGTCTGTATCGTTGATTTGGTGTTTTAAATATGTACGAATAGTACCATCATAATGATACTCTGCAAAATATTGTAGTGCATCATCTATGATATCATCTATCTGGTCATCATCCACATTGATATCTAACACTGGTTTACCCAGTTGTCTTAATGCATATTCTTTTAGTGTTGCTTTACTGTTTGGAGCTGCCATAACATAAATCCTGTTAGAAATTAATCTCTTTAACAGTATTTAGGTTATTTTTGATTTGAAAGTAAAAAATCGTCTAATTTTCCATCAATTTTTTCGATGGACTCTAATAGAGGTCTCATTGCCCTTTCGAGGTCATCTTTTCTGATATAATCTCGTGCAACTTCTTCTCTAGTTCTGTTTAGAAGAATCTCAATTCTTTTGAGTTCATTTGCTTGGTTTATAACCCACCAACCCACTGCAGCTGCACCCGCTGTTAGGACAAAATTCCAAATAAGATGTAGCATTTCTGGTTCATTACCC